TTATAAAGTCTCTGGCCACGGGTCGTCTGTGGTATATATCACGCTGGAGAAGCGGATATCTTCGATATCTCGATTTGTTGGCACCGGATCGTCAAATTGCAATCGGAATTGATTGTTATCCCCCGGACCGCCTAGATACCAAGTGCCAAGCCGTTGCCCCTTGTCGTTGGTAATCATACCAATTTTAGACCCAATTGGACGAAAACCAACAGGAATACCATTAACGTTTATAATAACCACGTTGCGCTCACGGTCAGATCCTTGTGGGACGTATCCTGCAGCGCCTCGTCTCTTGATACCGAACCAGCCCCAAGAGAGGCCACCGAAATTGATTTCCACCGTTGAGTTGATTCTCCGGAATTCCATAAACGAAGCACCAAGCGCTGACTGAATATTTTTAGCCCGAACTCGCCCTGTGTCACCAGCGAGAACAACCCAATTGGCACGGCCAGCGCCTGCGCGTTTTTTGATCCATTTGAATGCACCGTTTTTGGCTGTGGTGTCAATATAGGTTACTCCGATGTCCGCATTTAACTCATACGGAAAGCCTTGGCCTTTTAGTTCTGTACTGCCACCGCTTCCAGCACCGACTGAGCGCTTTAACTCTTCCAGATCATTTTTGCTTGCAAGTTGTGTAGTGTCAATTGTTGGTAGCTTCGAAGTCGTGACAAATGGATCTCCACCGTTTTTCAGTTTTTCATCAATAAGAGCGTCCAGACCTATTTCACGGTGCTTGTTTTGTATGTTTTGGGCTATTTGAATCTGTAGCTCTGCATACTTTGGGAATAATTTGTATGCAACACTTGTTTTTATGTAATTATTCTCAAAATTCCCGACATCACGGCCAATCTTTTCGATAACTTGTTTTAAATTATCCATGCTTCACCTCCTTAGAGGACTTGCTTCGCGTCGTTATAAATCTGTAAGAAATTGGTATTTTCTAGATCAGTAAATTTCTGACCCAATTCAGTCAATTTTTGGACAATCGCACTATCTGAGGTTCCGCCAGCGCTGATTTTTTCAGCGATTTCTTTCAAAGTGTCCAGCTCTTCCGGCACGCCTTCGCCAAGGATTGCCGTTTTCACTCCTTGAATAGCGTTATCCAATTGTTGCTGTGTGATCCCACCTTGGCCAATTTCAGACTTATCTGCCTTGGTAGCAACCGTGGCTTTGATTTCTTTCACGTCAGTACCGATGGCACGGACTAAAGATTTAAAATTTTCTGTGTTTAAAGTTGTCATTCGTTTCTCCTTCAAATTTTAGCTAGATTATATAGTACGGTAAGGTCAGGGAGTTCTTCCGACTGTGGACCGTTCGGGTGCGCTGAAATATACTTGTCGATTTCTTCCTTGACGTCGTTTTTGACAAGTGCAAGGACTTGCTCGCTTGTGTATTCGTCCGCGGACTGGATAACATCGACCCGGACGTTCTGATCGCTTGGGAAGACGTACCCACCGCACACCACCTCGACAAGATAACTTTCAACGGGAAGCACTTTTGGAATCTTAAACAATACCTTTGAGCCTTGGACAGTCGTCGAAAAGGACGCTTTGCCCTTCTTGCTCGTAAAGTGGACTGTAGCTTCCTGCCCCTCAAGATCGATCGGAGTCCATCTCTCGTCGTACATTGCAAAACCAAAAAGGGAAGCCGAGTCGCCTTGTTTAACGACCCGGCCACCCTCAAACTGCTTTAAATTGGTACAGTTTGAGCGATTCATTCAATCACCCCTCATTCATAATAATTGACTAGATCGTCTTTGTCCCAGCACGACAGCCAAACTGGTCCGAATTGCCCGAACTCAAAAAGACGCCAGTAATAGCCACCATAGTAGCCACCTTTGCCCGTATCTGCGATATGGGCTTCGTCGAGTTCAAAGCTAAAGTACATACCAGCTTTTAAGTCTTTATCAGCTCCGTCTGGCAAGTTGTTTCCATTCTCATCAACCCAGTTTACCATTGATACCGGAATACCGTTCTCGAGCCAATCGAACCCAACGGGCGCGAGATAGTCGCATTTGATTTGCCAGATACCATGGATATATTTAACCTCGTTTGCTTGATAAAAGGCCTTGTCTTTTGGTTGTACGGCTGTGCTTGCTTGGTTATTGGTTTGAGGTGCTGTGTTAGCATAACGCCAAACCTCGATATAAGCCGGTTTATTCCAACCGTAGTAGTCGTTCCAAGGGTAAGTGTTAATAGCTTGTCCGGGTGCGCCTTGCGTTGAGTAATCGCAAGAAATGAAGTATGTATCATCAATCATGACTCCGACGTGTCCACCAGCACCGCCTGAACTTGACATATCAGCACCCCAGCTCATTAGAATAATATCGGCCGATTGTGCGTCCCAGTCTTGATTGATACTTACGCGGTAGAAGCCATTGTTTGCGAGTTGTTGGCCAAGAGTTACCGTTGACGGTAAGCCGATGATATTGATTCCGGCTTCTTTCAAAACTTGCGACATGATACCGGAGCAATCCCCAGTGCCGTCTGAACCGTTACGGCTTCCGAGCATTGAATAGGTAATCAGCCCACGACGACTAATAAATCCGTTTACAATAGATTGTTGTACACTCATGTTTGACCTCTCTATTTCTTCCATTCGTCGTTAGCTTTTTTGACCGCTGCTTCAATAAAAGTATTGAGTTCTTGATTCGTCAAGTGGATATTTTGAGATTCAAGACCCTCGATCAAGCTAGTTTTAGCGTGCTCGAGTTTATCCTTGCCGTGAATATCCAATTTATCAGCGACCTGCTCTGTAGCGTTTACTGCGTTTTTAGCCAAGATCTCAACGATCTCGATCGCTTTCTTGCCTCCGCGCATGAGCAAGTATTTTTTGATCGCTTGTACCACGATCCCAGTCAATACAACTAAAATGCTCATAGCCGATGATGTGATAATGCTTGTGATTTGATTCATTTTATTTATCCTCTTTTATTTCTAATTCCAAAAAGCGCTCAAATAACACTTTAATAGCCCCGTTTCCGCCTAATTCGACGTAACTCTCGTATAATTTCGATAGCTCCTCAATCTCATGCTGGTTAGTGTGTCCGCGTTTGAGTGCGTTCTTCAAATTCTCCTGCAATCGAAAGCGTTGAAGCCGTTGTAAGCCTTTCCCGATAATAGTCAGATTCTTATTGTTATCTTTTCCGATTTCTTCCACATTTGAGACTGACTTCTCGAGGGTGTCTATCTTGTTAGATAGACCCTCAAGACGTTTGTCAGCTTCTTTAGTGGTTTTGGTGCTCTTGAATGAAAAGTAACTTGGAATAATCACGACTAAAACGGGAGTCAGCTTGTCCACTAGTGCCAATAGGTCCAATTTCACCACCCCCTATCAAGCTACTAGCTTACTGGACGGGTTGAGTTTCAAGATCTCCCGCTGGTTTTGGATCTTCTGGTTTTGGCTCGCTCCATTTCCAGATACCGATCTTTCCGTTCTGGTGCAATGATTCGAGCTGTTCCAACGTTTCGCCGTTGTAAGTAAACGGTTCAGTCACTTGGACCATCACGCGCTTACCTTCGCTGTATTTTTCGGTATGGTTTGGATCCTCAATTGCGAAGATCGCTTGTGCTGGATAGGTTGCCCCAACTTTACCAAGGTCGACAAGCTCAAGGCCACGTTTAAAGACTGTAGGATCAAGCGGACGATCGACGTCAGTAACGCGAGCGAGTACGCTCCATTCTGCCACGTCTTTTACCTTTTGGATCTCTTCGTCTTTCTTGGCCAGTTTAGCTTCGTACTCTTGGGCTTGGACGTGTAAGTCTTCTTGTAACTTCTTAACGCCCTCGGCCGGATTGAATTCGGTCGCAACTTGTCCAAGTACAGCTTGGATCAGCACTTCGTCTGATTCGTTGGTACGATCACCAATCAAAACACGGGCGAAAGCTGTATACGGGGCTTCTTGGCGAATTGAAACGAAGGTGCGTCCTTCTTCTTGCAAGTATTTGTTAATGATTTTAAATTCCATGTTTTTTTATTCCTTTTCTAGCTTTTGTGCTGCTTCATCAAAAAGATCTTTAAGATCTTTATCGCTATCCAAAACGTCGTTAAATTTGCTCAAAAGCTCGTTTACGCGTTTGTATTCCTCGCTTACTTCCTCGTATAAGACCTTGTATTTTGAGGCTTCTACGATCGCGTTTGCGAGCGTCTGCGAGAGTTCGCTTACGATTTTATCTACTGTGTTCATCTATTGCCTTTCTAAATCTTATAATTGCCGATGTTGGTCCAGCCGGCGTGTCTTGCGACGGCGACGACGAAATCCACTAAGGCGTTAAAAGAAGTTGCCAAATTCCTATTTTTGAAAGTAATATCTTTTGTTATATCAATGCTATCAGTACGGACTGAATCAGTGGTTACTTGTTTCGCTCCGACAACTTCGGTACTTATGAACCCTTTTCGGTGGCCATTCATTGTTACGCCCTCTCGAACGTCCATACTGAACAAACCGTAACTCTCGATAACTGTATCGCCTTGCCACGTCCCCTTGATCGCTTTAGTATTAAGAATCAAGCGTTCGTTAAGATCGACATTCAAGAAATCAGCAAGCATTGAGATTTTACTAGTGTAATATCTATTATTGATATCACCAATCTTGATATAGGTCTGTGGAGCTGTCGAGGTTTTGACTTCGGAGATACCGAGACTTACTTCGCCAGTCGTGAGTTGTTCGATCACTCCTCGGCCGTTTGCCCGTGTCCCCATTAAAATTGATGTGGCTGTCCCTGTGCGTGCCGTCCACAAATCACGGTTGTTTTGTTGGTTCTTCAATCTGGTCGCTGTCGCCGAATCGATATCAACACCTATCAAAAGACCGGAGCCTTTAGTATTCGACGCTCGGTCACCACTTCCGATCATTGAGACTGTCCCGTCGTTTTTGTTATAAAACGTTAATAGCGTGTGATTGTCGAATCTAATCTCATTTTTTGGGGTATCAATCATAAACGACTCGTCAATACTTCCAAGTGTGACACCTCGAATATTAATACCACGAAGAGTCCCTGTGTTAATCGCCCCAGCGTCAAAATTTACCGCCCTAAACGTTGAAAAATCAGCCTCACCACCAGAAATCTTATTAGCGGTTAAAGACTTAATAGCTGCACCGTCGATCACTGCTTCGTCGATCACGGTCTGACCTGTGATATGTGTCAACCGTCCGTCTATTCGGTTCGTACCATTTGCAAGCAAGTTGATTGAGTTGAGTACGTCACCGTTGCTGTTTAGGTTTTTAACTGCCCATGATCCAGCAAGCAGGCTCATTTGTGTTCTTACGGCTTCTAGTGGCCCCAGACTATCGTCTGGGCTCGGTTGCCATAAGCGATCGCTAGAGCCCTCGTATAAATCAAGCTCAGTCATAAATAGACCAGACCAACCGCTAAAGTTGCCGTCATAAAAGAACGCCAAGTAGCCCTCGTCAAAATTCCCAGTATTAAAACTGAATGATTTCTTGATAGCTCGTGTACTGTCAAAAGCTGGTGATTCGGTTTTTTGAAAAATGAGTTGAAAATCCTCGAAATCTCTCGTAGAACCTTTTTTTCGCTTCCTAAATACAATACTAAAATACTTTGTATTCGCGTCGAACGCTGTCAAATTAAGCATATAATTTGTATTTCGTTTGACAAGGAAGCGTGGGCTTTTTACGACTGCACCGCTTGAAAGCAGAAACATTCGCTTTTGTCCATTAAAGTAAAACTCGTGAGCCGTAAAACTCAAGCGACCGTTTTCTTCTGTCCAATAATTCAGCCCATCGTCTGCCCTCGAATTTCGAAGCATATTCGGGCCACCCGCGGTCGAATACTTCCCGACTTCTGTCTGGAATATCTCGCTAGACATAACAAGCCGTGATAGTTTATCTGGTGCGCCTGTTTCGGACGTACCAAGGATCCGTTCAAAAATTTTGTTAGATTCGGTTAGCTTGTTAAATTCGAGGGTTTGTTTTCTGATCGACGATTCTTGTTGGTCTACTTTATCGTAAATGTTGCTGGTGTCTCTAAGCAGACCGTTTACCGTATTTTTATCGGCGAAATCATTAGAGAGTTTTGCAACGATCTTACTATAGATCGTGTCACCGTCAACGCTCTTGACACCCTCGGTTACCTTATTCTGCAAGTCTGGGCTACTTAAAATCTGTTGCTTGATCTGGTCAGATAGCTTGCTAGTGTCTGGCAATGTGCCGGCTTTCTTGAGGGCTTCTTCTGCCTTGGCGTTCGCTTGTGCGATTGCTTGATTCGTTGTGACTTGGGCGTCATTGACTATTTTTTCAATCTTCGACGTGTCAACTTTGAGAATTTTCGGGAGCCATTCCGTCCCACTCCAATAATAGAGTTCCGTTTCTTCTCCGACAGTCAAGTATAAGAGATCGCCTTCGTGTAACGTCCCTCGTGGCTCGTCCTTGGGCTTTGTGGCCCCGTAATAGTTGGTATTCTTACCGTTTGCCGAAACAAGCGCCCGTGTAGCTACCTCAAGAGCCCCTTCAGCGTACTCTTTAGACTCGGACACGCTTCGCATGATCGAGCCTTCCGACGTGATCGCTTTCTGGACGGTTCCAATATCGTTACACGTCACCTTGTGGGACAATAGCCGGCCTGTGACGTCGTAGCTGCTCTCGTAAGACACGATACGGATCTTTTCACGGAACTCAATCGTCTCGTTAATAGCCATGATATAGTCACCAGCGCGGGGCCGTGTGTACTTATATCCTGCTTGCGTGAGATCTTCCATGTCAAGCTGGACTGAGATCGAATAGGATTCGTCGACTTCTTTCTTTAGCCGTTCTAAGAGCTTACCTGTTTCTTTGTAACGTTCATCTGTTACGGGTTCGCCCTCGATCCGGCCATAGATCCGAGCAAGCGGGCTCTCATATTCCGAGGTATATCGGCCCATGTCGTGGTTTTTTTCGTCCTTCCACGCACCGAAGCCCTTCTTATAAGTGATAAAACCACCGATATTTTTTTCGATCGTGAGCTCGTTCATGTTGAAGTTTTTTCGGACAACTGTCGAAAGATCAGTCCCGACTTTTTTCAAAATTCGAACGACCTTCCCAGTAACCGAAAATTCGAGACCAGCTTCTTTAATGATCTCTTTAAACATTTTCAACCGGCTCGCGTTCCCGAAATTCTCCTTTCGGATCGCCTTCGCTTCTGCTTCGATCACATACCGATAGCCGCTATCTTTAAAGATCGCCTCGATATAAACTTCGAAGCGATTCGAGCCGTTAAACTCTTTATAACAATTTGAGTGCTCGAAATCGTAAAAGAATTGGTGGACCGCGTCAAACGATAGCGAAATATTTTGGCCTTCATCTTTCGGCTTCGCGTAAATGATCTTATAAAGTTCGCCATCGAAGGTAAAGCTCCACCCACGATCTAAACGCGAAAGAACTTGCTTATTAGATACAATCGTTCCCGAAATAGATCGCTCGCCATTTACTGCGTTTTTTGTTTTCAACTCGACTTGGGCTCCGTATCCTTTGCCTGTTTCGTCGTAAAAAGTAATCAATAGTCCACCTCCTCTCTAGCGATAAAGCTCTTTAAATCCGAGGATCTTAACAGTCCCCTTGAAATTAGTAAACCAATTGACCGAACGGTTAGGCTTTGGCCTAATAACGAAATACTCGTAATTCGTCCGGTTATTGACGTTTAGATCTTGTGTCGTTGGTCCTTGATAGATCGCCGTCTCAACTCCTTTTAGAAGAAGCTTTTGGCCCGATCTTAAAGGCGTTTCTGTATGCTGGTAAGTGAACCGACGGCCATCGATCTCAAGAAAAAAACTAGTATTATCAGCGTTTGCGGTCAACTCCACGACGAACGGGACTTCTAGCTGACTGAGCGGGGCCGTGCCGTTGTATGGGAAGCTGTTCGCTGAAAGCGCGAGATCCCGTGGGACCGTTTCACCATACGGAAGCTCCACTGTCACGAATGAAAACGAAACATTGTATTTGATTCCAGCTTCCGAATTGCCGATAAAGTCAAACTCGATTTGACCATCGCCCACAACGTTATAACGATATTTCCAGTTATTGTGTGGTAACTGGGCAAGGTTTAGATCGCCCGTCGTTTGGCCCGGAGTCTGAAAGTCGTAAATATTAGTGACGTTTTGGTACAACTTTGTAATATAAAAGCTATCGTCACCCAAGACCCAGCGAGTCAATTCGTCTTTTTTGTTTAAAAAGTCCTCCATAGAGCCCGCTGAAAGCCTAGCTGTGACTGAGATTTTCTTTTCTGTATAGGTTAGACCGTCGAAAATATAACCATTGCGCCCCTTAACGGTACGCCTTGATAATTCCACGGCCGGGGACGAATCTTCGACCGTGATATTGTAAAGGCCAAGGCCAGATAATTTCTGGCTTTGGCCGTCTTTTTCAATTAATAAGTCCATCGTTCCCCCTTACGCGAAATAAGCGTCTAGCGCCTTTTCTCTCGCGTCTTTTTCCTTTATCGTGGTGTAGATCTTATCTCCCACAATCTCGTTATGTACTTCGAATTTTTGGTTCGAAAGTTGCGAATTTTTGACCTCATCGCTCAAGTCCTCAAGGGACGAACGAACGCCCGAACTTGTCACGCTCGCGCTTGTGGTCAATACGCTATTGGTCTGATAGTCTTGATCCGTGATCGCTTGGGCATACTGGCGGGCCATGCCGTTTATATCCGACACCCAATCTTTCATACCAATATAAAGACCTTCACCCGTGAAGCCCCCGATTTTCTTCATAACCCGGGACGGCGAGTGAATATCAAGAGCTGAACTCATGATCGAAGCGATATTTGAAGCGATACTATAGGCGAGATCGTACAACGAACCGGCCATCGAAGCAAGCCCGTTATATAGACCCATGCCCGCGTTAAATCCGACCATTTGAAGCAATGCCGGGAGATAACTAAACGAAGCCGAAATCTGTTCACAAGACGAACTAGCAAGAGATACCGCTTGAGTCATACTTGATTGCATGACGCTAGTAAACGCGTGCATACCGCTTTTCGCGCTATTTGTCACGCTTTGGAACGTCGATCTAAACGAGCTTTCCAACTGCTTACCGGCTGAAGAGCTCACCTGCGAGATCTTATTGAGGCCAGCTTGGACTGCTTGGGCTGTCGCGTTCATCGCGCTTGTGACAGTCTTTTGCATATTTTGATAATTCGTCGTGATAGATTGCGACATTTTAGAGCTTGATTGCTCGGCCTGTTGGGCCATCTTATCAAAATCTGTCTGAGCACTAATCGCCATCGCATTTGTAGCATTCGTTGCTCCCGTTTGCATTTGTTGGAAGTTGCTTACAACGTTCGCGCTCGCTTGTTGCGCGTTTGTGGTTGCAGCCGTGTTGACTCCCGTCGTGCTCGCGTTCGCATTATTCATCAATTGGTTTAACTCGTTACTTGCGTTCGCGTTTAACTGACCGATATTAGTCGTTACGCCTGTATTCATCTGGCCAGTCTGTGCGAGTGCGTTTGCGTTCATCTGGTTAAATGACGCGTCCGCGTTCGCTGCAAGCTGTTGCATATTCATAGTCCCGTTAGTATTCAACTGTCCGAAGTTAGTCGAGGCTGTCTGTTGCAACTGAGTTGTGCTGTCCATCGCATTTGTGGACATTTGAGACATATTAGCCGTAACGCCAAGGCTCATATTTGACGTTGACGCGATCGTGTTCGCGCTCATCTGGTCGTAAGACGTCGACACGTTGGTACTAGCGGTTGAAGCGTCGGTACTTAACTGTGTCGTCGTTTCCGAGCTCTTCGTCTTGATATGTTCCGCTGTGTTATTGATCGATTCTTCGGTTTTCTTACCGCCTTCGTCCGACTTACCAGTGATCCAGTCCCAGATCCCCCCGAAGAAATTCCCGATAGCGTCCGCGACGGCTTTCAAAGCGTTAGGAATGAAATTAAGTAAGGCTTCACCGAAGCCCTTAACGATCTCCCAAGCAGCCGAAACAATATTTGGCAAGCCTTTAACGATCGCAAGTGCGAGCTGTACGACTAATTGAACCCCAGCCATAAGAAGTTGTGGCAAGGCTTGAGCAAATCCACGGATCATCTGGCCGATAATCTGTACCGCGCTTTGTGCGATCTGTGGCAACGAACTAATGATTCCTTGGACAAGCGTCACAATTAATTGAATACCACCTTGCAAGATCGTTGGTAAGTTTGACAAGATCGTTTGCATAAACCCGACAATGACTTGTGTCGCGATCTCGATGATTGTCGGTAAGGCTTGAACGATACCATTTACGATATTCATCAAGATTTGAATACCTTGCTCGAGGATCTGTGGGAATTGCGCTTGAATGTTTGTAATGAAATTCGTCACAATCTGTTGCGCTGTTGTAAGGATCTGTGGCAAGTTTTGCAAGATCCCTTGCGTAATACTGAGAAGTAACTGCATACCAATAGAGAGCAATTGTGGCAATGCTGAAAGTAAGCTGTTAACCAAAGTCCCGATAATAGTTACCGCGGACGAGATCAACGATCCTGCATTTTGTCCCACACCTTGAACGAGGCTACCGATCAACTGAACCCCAGCGTCAACGATCACTGGGAACATTGTCGCAAAACCTTGCGCGAGTTTGGCCACCAGATCAGCACCCGAAGCAATAAGACTCGGTAATTGACTAGTGATCCCGTTTACAAGGTTTTGAATAATCATCGGCCCTTTAGTCGTTACCAAGGTAATCAACTGATCGATCTGTTGCCCGAATTGTTGGTTAATCAGACCAAGACCAGCGAGGACAAGCCCCAAAATAGCAGCCGGACCGATTGACGCGAGGGCGATTCCCATCACGGACGCGATCCCGCTTGTCATCATACTAAGGACAGATAAGCCTTGTGAAGCAGCTCCACCAAGAGCGCCTGGAATACCTGCGACCTTACCAGCGAAGCTCGAAATGAAGCCTCCGGCCGTGCTAAATGCACTTGACGCGACTGATCCAAGGGCCAGCGTCTTACTTGCGACCATGCCCATAACACCAGTAAGCGAAGTTAGTCCGCGCACCGCTGGACCAAACGCAAACGCACCAATGAGGGCTGTCACGGCTGGTTGGACAGCTTGCATAGTATTTTTAAACTTATTCGCTTGCTCGTCTGACATTTTAGTTCCGTTTAAAAACTGATCTAATGCCGGGTTTAACGAGTTTAAAGCGTCGAGAAATTTTTGTAGCCCTTGCGAGTTGGATATTTTATCAACTAGCTTGTCAATCCATTTGACGAGCGTCGTAAGGACTGGAAGGACTGCCGTTCCGACTTGGATTTGAAGTGTTTCCCAAGATCCACTCAAAGCCTCGACGGCCCCTTTTAAGTTGTTGAGCTTTTCAGCCGCTACTTGAGCAGCGCTTACTTTGTCAATAGCTGCTTGCATATTGTTAGCGCCGTCTGCTCCCTCGTTCATCGCGATAGTAGCGGCCCGCACCGCGTCGGTACCGAACATGGTTTTCAAGGCCATTTGTTTTTCTGCGTCGGTAAGTCCACCGAGTCGATCTTTCAATACTTGCGAGATCTCAGCGAATGACTTGATCTTACCTTCTGCCGTAAAGAACTGGTTCGAGCCGTCGGCCGTAATGATACCGAGTTCTTTCATCATGTTCGTTTGTGCTTTCGTCTGCGGTTGCAGATTCATAAGCATAGTTTTAAGAGACGTTCCGGCGTCGGAGCCCTTAAGTCCGTTTTGAGCAAAGACTGCGAGGGCGTTTGTGGTATCGCGGAACGATAAACCAAGCCCAGACGCTACCGGAGCGACCATTGAAAGACCATATTTCAACTCGTGAACGTCTGTCGCTGACGCGTTAGCAGCTCCCGCGAGTTGGTTTGCCGCTTGTGTGGCTGTCATTCCGTCACGTTTAAACGCGTTTAGCGCTGTCGACGTGATCTCAGCCGCTTCTTTCAAGTCCAATTCCCCAGCCGTGGCCAAGTTAAGGGACGCGGTAAGCCCACCGTTTAGGATATCTTTCGTCGATACCCCGGCTTTGGCAAGCTCGCCGATTGCGTCCGCGGCGTCCGCGGCGCTGAAGGCTGTATCTGCTCCGGCTTTAATAGCGGCGTCGTTGAATTTCTTCATCGTCTCCGCGCTCTCACCCGTTACGGCCTTAATGTTACTCATTTTGGCTTCAAACTCAGCAGCCTTTGAAACAGTGCTCTTGATTGCTTGTTTACCAAGATCAAAGAGTTTATAAGCAGCAGCCACACCTAAAACCTGCTTCACTAGGTTAGTTGACGCGCTCGCCGCTTGATTTGTATGGTTTACAATCCCAGTCAAGGCTCCTACTGCCTTTTGACCTGTCGTCTGAAACGCGTTCCCGAGTCGTCCGCTTACGTTGCTCGCGAGATTGTTGACGGAAGAAAGGATCTTACCACCGAAAGAGTTTTGAACTCGATCCGCGAAGCTGTTCGCCTTGCTGGTCAAGTTTGAAAACATACTGGACCACGAAGAGTTGATCGGGTTCAATACCTTTTGACCAAGCGCGCTCGTAATGTTTCCAGCCGTTGACTGAATCCGAGCTTCGAGCCGTGCCATAGAGTCCCCAATCGCACCAAAGGCCGTCTTATACGATCCGGACATATTGTTTGCCGAATTAGTAAAAACCGATCCTATACTATGGACTTTGGAGCTGATCCGGCTTGCCATAGAGTCGACGCTGTTTGCCATTTCAGCAAAAGCACTCTTTGGCGATTTAATCGCGCTTGAAATATCAAAGTCAAAAGCCTTTTTAATTTTCGAGTTAATACCAGCCCCAAGAGTGGCAACGTCGTTTTTCATCGTTCCTAAAACTGACTTGATATCAGCCGAAACGCGAGTAAATGCTTTCCGTATGGGGTCGGGTAATTTTGCGCCGATGTTTGAAGAGATACGCTGTAACTCTCCGAGGGCGATTTTAAATCCACCAGTCAAACCTTGGCCGATCTTGGATCCGATATTTTGGTTACTGTTTGCGAGCCGGTTCATAAGCTGACCGACTTCACGAATCATCTGATTTGCGCTCTTTGACGCTTCCTGCGCCGCGTTTTGAAATGCTTTACGCGTCGAACTCACGACGTCGCTCATCGCCTTTTCGTACCCGGTTAAGTCCGCACCGATAATCGCTTCAATCGATCCATCAAAAGCCATCGCCCCACCTCCTATCTATCTATTTCTGAAATGTTCATTAAGACGCTCGATCTTCTCGAACATACCTTGAGAGCTTCCGCGCTCTTCGCGTTGTCTGAATAATCGACGGACCTTCTCACGATCCTTCTTCTTGCTCAACTTGCCAAAGTCCACCTTTTTAGCGTTCAAGGTATAGCGAAGATTGAAAGCAAGCTCGACGAGGTTTTCCCTCTCTTCGATCGCTCGATAATAAAGGCCCTCGCGAATTGCGTCGAGCTCGTTCTTTGTACATGAAAAAATAATATTCGGATCCGTTAGACCCAAACGCGCACACTCTATTAAGAGATTGCGTTTCTCAAGCGCCCAATTTGCGCCTCCGTCTGCTCGATCTGAAGTTCCGCTTGTGCCTTGTCGTCCGCTGTTTCTGCTTTGGCTTTGAGGTACTTCAATCCCAGCTCGAGATTTTCTAAGTATTTCGAAACTTTCTCTTTGAAAAAACCAGAATCGACCATCTCTTCTTCCAATGCCTCGAATAGTGGCTCTGCGCTTTCTGCTCCGAGATCTTCCATCTTGTCCGCGATTGCCTTGATAGCTTCTTCATCGCTTACAGCTTTCGCTTTTTTGCTCGCGCATAGCTTGATAAGATCCACAAGAGCCGAATCGTTACGATCCACGACACGAAGGAATAGAGCTCCGACACCGTCTTCGTTACGTGTTCCGTCTGGTCCTTGAGATCCCAAGTCACGATTGACCTTGTACATGGTCATATAATCAAATTTGATCTCGATTGCGCGGCTTCCGACTGAAAATTCCATTGAATAACTCCTTTTTTGTCAAAAAAATAAAAGCAAAAGGGCGATCGAAGCCCCTTTGCTTGAAAAATTAGCGTGTGATATTGTTGTAATCGCCTGTTGTTTCGCCCGGGTTTTGGTACTCGTAAACGTCGTTCAACATCGCGATTTCGTCCGCTGAAAGTGGGAACTTACCATCACGAAGACGGCCAACGATACCTACTGTATAGTTCAATTCAACGAATCCATCGATCGCGTCAGTAAATTCAACATCATCTGTGATCTTACCATATCCAAATTGTGCTGGATAAGTGTCTTTACCAGTTGAAGAATCTTTGACACTATCATCAACGATAACACGCCAGATCTTCAAAGATTCACCGGTTTTCTGTGCGTCAAGCACGGTTTGAACTGATGGATCTTTAGGCGCGAAATATTGAGTTAACTCGATAGAGTGCTCATCTGTTGCTTTTTCCAGCAAGCGCCCTTGTTGAGTTTGTTCGTCGATGTATTCGCCACCCATTGTTGTTGTGCCGTCTGTACGGTAAGCTGGAAGCATTGCTCCGTTACCTTTTTCAGCGTGGATTGATTGAATAAAGTAAAATACTTTCTTACCTACGATCGGCTTTGCGATCGTAATTTTAATTTTTGCTTTGTCTTCTGCTTCACTCATTTATTAAGTGCTCCTTTTTAAAAGATTGTATCTGTTAATGCAATGACAATATGATAGACTTCACGGCCTATCGTATCGTCTAAGAGTACGCTCGCGTTTACATTGCGATTGTGGCCGATCCTGCGAAGGGCCTCAGATTTGATTTTCTCAACCCCGGCCCGGCTTTCCGTGCCCGGTAAGAAGATATCAATTTGTACGCTCATATCCTCGATTATAAGCCCCGTTTGAGCTGTTTTGGACGTGTCCGAGCTAGATTGCCCAATCACAAGAAACGGCTCGAGTGTGTCTTGTTTTGGTAGCTTAAATTTGATCGGAATATTGAGTGGTTTTAATTTTTCGCGTAAATTTGCGAGCATTTTGACTGAAGGCGTTTCGTTTGCCATGAATCACCTCCTAAACATTTTACGAAGGTTTTTAAATAAAACTTCGCTTTCTTCCTTAACGGCTGGACCAAGGAACGGCTGGGCCTTCATCTTACGAGTTCCAAGCTCCACATAGACCGAATAACCAGCGGGAGATATTACTTTGTACCGTAACATACCCACCCGAGCGACAAAGATCCCGTTTCGCATGAATCCGGTATCGACTGCCGCTTTCATTTTGGCTTTCCGTTCCACACGCAAGGCCGATCTGTTCAATTCTGCTGATACAGCCCGACGCGCTTCCCGTGGTTTGTTTTGGACCCTTCGCATAAACTTGTCCAGACCTTTTACTGAATATGAAAAACTCATAGATATATAACCGTGCTATTATGATGGTATCGTTTGCCTTTGATCTTGAGCCTGTGGCCATTGTAAATCACTTCCGAGAAGCCCTTATACGTTCCTTGTAAGTGCAATTTGAACAAATCAAAGTCATACTTACCAAAAAGCCCCATCATCTCATAACTAGACAATGAATTTCGCATACAAGGGACTGGGAAACTCTTCTTTGTTTCCACATTCTCAAGCAATTCGTCTTCCGGCTCTTCCTCAAAGATCAAAGTTACGCGTTCGTTATAGATCATACACGCGCCCCCCTTAAATGAATCGAGCGATCCCGCGGGCCCGATGTTTGATCGCAAGGCCTTGTAATACAGCCTTATGCTCATCTGTTAGATAGCTAGACTCCCAAGTGAAGCTCCGGCCTTCCTCGCTGTCCGCTGTCGCGCCTTCCGAGTTTAGTCGATTAAAGCGACTGACGGCAACGTCTCGAAGGATATAAGCCACGCTCTCGGGCAATTCCTCGAGTGCTGTTTCCGAGAATTGATTGACGTAAGCGATCATACGCTCGAAGCTATCCCGTACAATAAGGGTCAAAAGATCGTCTTGCTCTTGGTCAGCTTTGGGAATACCCTTTAAAAGTCGAAGCTCTTCCGTTACTTGATCGATATTGATTGCCACCATCGCTAAACCCTCCTAAAACTAGGCTGCTACTGCTGACGCTGGCGCTTGGATTGTAGCTTCTACCACACCGTCCGGAATTTCAGCAAAGAGAACGTTAGCGCCAAAGAATACTGACTCGAAAGTCAAGTTATTCAAGTGACGATCACGCGCCACACCAATTAGACCTGTTTCGTCGGTAAAGTCCGCAAACAATCCGCCAAGATCACCACCAGAAACATTCAAGTAAGCGAAGACAAGGTTTTCAACGGCTGTTGTATAGATCTTCCCTTGTGGGCATGAAGGCATAACGATAACGTTTTGCATACCGAGGAAGTTTTGGAGAAGTGTGAATCCGAATACGTTTGAAGCGTCAGACGCAACGGCTGTTGATCCAAGGTATTCAGCCACATCGAGCGGGTTCACAAAAGAAACAAGCGGAGAGCCTTCAAATTCGTTGAAAGTGGTCAATTTGCCCCAGCTATTCGCAAGAGCTTGTTGAAGCCCTTTCCCTGTAACTTTAGTTTTTGTCTTTTTAAGGTAAGCAAGGAAGTCGTCCTTGATTCCGTTTTGAATTTCGCGAAGCAAGCGTGTGTCTGCTTCTGTGATAGCGCGTGACGCACCATGACGTGCGATCGCTTCCGCTGATACTGCACGGCGTTTTTTGAACCATTCTACTGTGTATTCTTGATCCTTCGCGCGTGTCATTTTAGAAAGCGGAATTGTTTCACCTTCAGCGGTTTTAGTTGTGTCAACGTCTGCGGTCCATTTGTAAGTTTGGATCTTTAAGTCGTTAGTCAACTCTTGGCGACGTGTAACGCCCAAAAGTCGAAGTAAGTCATTGATATTTTTAGAAAACTTATTGACAAAATCAATTGATTTAATTTCGCCCAAGTCGTTCATGGTTGTTAGTTTTGTTTCAGCCATATTTTAATAGCCCTTTCTAATTTTTAAATAGTCCAATGTTTGCAGCGATCATCGCTTGACGCTCTTCGTCGTTCTCAATAGCCATGATCTCCGCTTTAGTCATAGATACTGGGCCCGTACCCTTGCGAGGTGCTTTCTGGGTCAAACGTTCATCGACGCGGGTTTCTACTGCCTTATCAAAGATTTTTCGCAACGTGCCGATCTTCTCCTTTGTGGCTTCGGCTGTCTCATCGATCACAAAATCGATAAACTCGCCCGGAAGTCCTTCTTCGCTCAATAGCGTTTGAGTGGCCACGCGCATTTCTTTAATTGCAAGAGCTCGCTCGCGTTCTTCGATCGCTTGGATCCGTTTTGCTTCCTCTTCTTTCGCGCGTTCGTCTTTGGTCAGCTTCGCGAGGCGTTCGCCTTCGCTTTTGGCCTTTTCGATTGCTTCAGCTTGCTCTGCTTCCCAGCTGGCCCGTGCTTTAGCTACCTCGGCTGCGATTGCTTTCCCAAACTCTGCGCGTGTAAAGGTACGTTCTGCCTTTTCCTGCTTGGTTTCGACTTGTTCTTCTTGAGTGACGTCTTGCTCAATAGCTTCAGTCTCAACTGCTTGTGTATTTTCTGACATATTTTTCCTCCGACGGTTACGCCGTCACCCGATTTTCTCGCTTTACGTCCGGCGACGAAACAATGCAGCTTTTAACGTCCTCCGCATAGTCTGGACAAAAAGAAAAGACTGTATTTTATACAGTCTTACAATTTAACTTCTTCAATTCGCGCACGTTGCTCTAAAGTTGAAAGATATTCCCACATAATAGAACGTTGACGCTTCAATAAATCGATAGGGCATTTCGGTTCAAATTCGAGTTGTCCTTTTTCATATCTTTGGATCATTTCGTCTAATTTCGCGAAACGTCCTCTCAATTCATGATATTCTTTCACAAAACGTTTTTGCCATTCATTCATTATTTTTCCTCCTTGTCACCTCGTGAATTTTTAATGCTCTTTATGATACCCTCGATCATTCCAGCGAGTACGGCCCAACCTGCCACGACTAGAAAGGCAAAGCAGAAAAGGCCCGCTGTGTAAGATACCATATCCCAGATATTAATCACTCGATCCCTCCTCTTCTATTTCTCCCGCGTCCGGCATGATCGTAGACCGGCAATTATAATGAAACGGGGGCATATTTACCCCGACTTGCGCGTCCTCGAGCTTGTACAGTTTGTCCTCTTGCGCGATTCTTCGGCATATTTGAGTGGTCCGATCGTCTAGCACGACCAAGATCCGATAGTGTTCAAGCCCGGCTTTCTGATACCGTTTGATAGTGGCCCGATTTATGACGGCCGTCGCGTCGGTCCTTACCAACGTTTCAGCTCGCGACCGTGCCACATTAAATTCTTTCCGAATCTCGCGGGCCATATCTTGCGGGCTGTCCCCACGGATAAAGCCTTGTTTGAAAACTTCTTTCAGCTTTTGCGCAAGGCTGTCAGTATTGCCCCACAACTGCTCGGAATAGTTCCGGCCATTGAACGGCGTTTTGACAATCTCTTCAAACGCTGGACGGTTGACCGCGCCTGTACGGCCTCCCATAGCCTTTCTGTACGCGTATTCCGCAACGTTGAATAAATACTTCTCGAAGCTCTTATGAAGCGCTCCTGTGAGCACTCCGAGCCTGTGGATAGTTTCCAACTGCAAAGCCTCGATTCTGATCGCTCGAGCTGACGCATATTGTTGGTTTAATCGCTTCAAAAGCTCTGGATCCTTTTCAGCCTGCTCGCGGTATAGCGTCGCATTGTCCACATAGTCGCTAAGATCCTCACCTCGAAGGCGCTTCGTTGCGTCTTGGTAAGTGAGTTCATGATCTTCAGCGTACTTTGTGTAAAAGTCAAACAACGACTTTTGAAGCCTTACCGCCTCGTTGCGGTAAGTTTTTTCCAATTCAGCGAAAAAATCTATATCTTTTCGGTCAACGTATTCGAATATCTCCCGGGCGCGTGCTTCCCAATATTCATCATGGGCGCTTATCTTCAGTTTCTTCATCTGTTGCTACCTCGCCGGCTTGTGGCTCGATTCGTGGGAGCATTTCAAGCGCTTTTTCCGTTTCCTCTTTCATACGTTTCAGCTCTGCCTCTGCGTTGACCCCGGTCACTTGCTCAAGAATTTCGACGATCGTTTGTTCACTCACCACGCCATAGAGATTTTTGGCAATAGCGACCATTTCAGCGTCATTCTGTGGTAAGTTTGGCGTAAATACGACGTCCGTCTCATTGATAAGGTTGTAATTGTCGGAATCGTTGCCCTTGATCTTCCAGATATTGACGGCTAAACGCAAACGACGCATAAGGCCTTTTTCAAACAAAAGCTCTTGTTTACCGCGATAGTTGTCAGCAGCCATCATCTTATATTTCATCGCTTCGCCTGACTGTGTGCCAGCGAAGTTGTTATCCGTTGTATCCGGCGTGAAGGTAAAGCGTAAAATATCATTTACTAGCCGTTCCTTGTACGCTTCCGCTCCGGCTGTATCGTATGACTTAACAAGATAGTTCGCGCTTGGACTCGATCCGCCCGGAATCGGGTTATCATCAAGGATCAAGATTTTTGCTTTTTTAAATGCTTGAGATACCGCAAGCCGTCCATTTGGATTGACGCGACCGTCTTCCATGAAGTCTTTATCTTCTACACCTGTGAATGGGTTCCCGGAGATCACCAAAAGAGCCTCGTTACTGTCTTGTTGGAAGTTAGCAAGCTCTGACTGTGATAAATCGTAAGCGTCGATAGAGTCAAGCACGGCTTCGAACGCCCCTGTCCGGTCCGTATTGTTGCTAAACTCATTTACTGGTACGCCATTAAAGAAATGCTCGCTCGTATCCTTGAGATGAAGCGTGTCCGTGTCTTGATTATCGTCCACATACTCATAAATAGCGTTACTGGTATAGACCTTAACGAAATCGCGTTTGTGTCCATTCCCGTAACTGATAGAGTAGTAGTTAATAGCCATCAAAGACCGTTGCTCGTAGCTGTCGTCGTAAATGACAAAAGTTTGCTCTGGATCCATACGATAGAGCTTGACCCAAACGCTCCCGTCTTCGTCTCGGTACGCGTTCAAAAGCTCATAAGCACGGCCATAGATCGCGAGATCTGTCTTGATCGCGACGTTGTGGTCCTTTTCGTTGTTTTGCTTCGAAAACTGATCGATCTGTTTTTGAATTTCCGCGTTTTCATTCTTGTACTCGACCGGGTTCCCCAGCATATAGCCTTGTTCGAAAATAGCAATGTATTTCGCCCAGTCGCTCGCGATTCGATTATCTGCGCTGTATGGATCGCTTTTATCATCGCGGTACTTGATATTATTATCAGCGAGATAATAGCGCTTGAGTTCTTTCAAGCGGTCCAATTGCTCAGATCTGTGCGTCCCGATATAGTTTTTTAGGCGTTCAATCCATTTCTGGCCCTCGTATTCGATTGTTTCAAAATCTTCGGCCGTCATGATAAATTGACGATTCGCGTTCTCATCGAAACGCCGTCCTTTTAAGAATTTCAATTTCTCTTATTCCTCCCTTTAGAAATAATATTGTGCGCTGGTCATACGCTCTTTTACTGTGCTACTTGTATCGTAGACGTGTTGCGAATAGATCGCGTATCTCACCGCGTCCAGTACGTCGTCATGCTCTTTTACCGGCTCGCCTGATCGCTCGTTCCAGACGTATTGATAGATCTCATCTTTAAATTTTGCGACCTTATTCGAAACGACAAAAAAACGACCAGCTTTCATCAGCTTGGCCACCTCTTCAATTCCAGATAATACTGACTTATACGCATTAAAGCACTTGAGCCGTTCGCGGTTAAATCGTCCGACGTGCTCGGGCCGTGCGCTATCAGCCCAAAAGAATATATCGCCGTACCTGGCCTTGATATCTTTTGCGATATCTACCCAGAAGTCAATCTCTTTGTACTGGTGCGCGTGTTCCTCGAGTATGTACACATCGCCGGCCTCGGTTTGGCCCACGACCACGATCGAGCCCCAGTGCTCATATCCCCAGTCCACACCCGCGTAAATCTTCGCGAAATGCTCGGGCTGTTGTGTCGTGTACATATCCTCTTTGAAGTCGCGATAGACCGCGCCTTCACCGATCACCCAGTGCCCGTAGATCCCGCGTTCGGTAAACATACCGGAAGGCGTTGTCGCGATCAAATTATCAACGTACCGCTGATTTAAAAACGTGTTATCGAAGATTGTAAAATGATTCGCGACGATCTTTTCATCATCGGCCTTGTCGATATAATCGACCTTGAGCCAGTGTTTTGGGTGGTCCGGGTTGGTATCGCATATAATACGCGCGCCATATCCGGAGCAACGCTTCAGAATTTCGTCAAAAACCTCCTTATTCGCGAGCGTGGCCTCGTTGACGTATGCCCCGAAGGCTGTCATACCCCGGATAGCTTTTAGGCCCGCTATGGACCCCGTAAACGTCGTTACGACGTACACGCCAAAAAGAGTAAAATTCCCGTGTCTGTCAAACTGGAATTCGTGGCCGTAAGCGTCTGTGATCTCGCGCAAGATGTTTGTTTGCAACGTCCCAGACGATACCGCCCCCAGAATATACATCGGAGTTTGAACCCCGACTTTTGCAGCATTTTTCTTGACGCGTTTCAGCTCCATCAAAAAAAGATCATTGTCGAGCTTGGTTTTTCCGGCCCGTACTGCGCCATGATTTATCATCATGTACCAATCGCGAGAGAGAGAACGACGCAAGATCCCGATCTGTTTATCTGTGTATAACCGATCAAGTGCCATCTTGTATCACTCCTTCCAACTTCTCGAAATAATCGGCCATGATATCCTCGGACGCCATACCGCCTTCAAGAGCTTGCTCGCGTTTCTTGTTCTCAAGTTGCATTGCCTTAACACGCTCTTTTTGCTCTTTCTTATCGAGAGCGTCTTTCGTGCCCTCGTTGCCGTTCATCTTGGCCAGAAGCTCAATCGCTCGCATATCGCCTTTTAAGGCCTTCTGCAAAAGAACCGTCGCGATCGCTGTCTGGTTCGTTGCGCTCAAGCCTTTCTCTTCGAGCATTTCTTTTAGCTGTGGACTGAAAACGTCCATTTCCAAAATTTGATTGACTTTCTTTTTTAGATCCGCTTTTTCTCTTCGAGCCTTGCCGGAGGCGATACCGCCTTTTCGGCCATATTTTCGTGCTTCTTCCGAGGTTGGGACCTTTAAATTGTCTGCACCAGCCATCGCCTCACTTCCTTACTTTTAATTTTTTACCTCACTCTGATTCGTTGAGCATTTACAAAATCGCTATTCAAGCCATCACGCCTCGAGTTGTGGTGCTCGTTGAAATGTTTCGCCCAGCGTTTTTTCATTTTTCCGCTTTGAATTTGTACCGCACTTTTTCCGTTTGACTTATAATCTCTGAAATAAGTGTCTTTTCTCCACCGACTCACGCGGGAAACGTGTGCTTCTCCTTGTGTTCGAGTGATCCGCTTATCTGATTTATCATAGTTAACCGTTTGTCTTGACCCTATTCGCTTCCATTGCTCGCGTTTCTCGTGATAATTAGCAAACAATTTCTTTTTCAGTTTAATTTGAATAGGATTCAACTTTGCCTCTGTACTTTGTGGCAACGTTCCGGCGCTAGTCGCACCGCCACCACCACTAACTTTTTTCGCTTTACGGCCTTTACCGCCCGAGCTTTTAGCTCCTCTACCACCCATTTTTCATTCTCTCCGTTGTTTCATTTTCGAAATAGTGTACTTCAATGTCTCCATAATCGTACTCAACTGCGCCACCATATACCAATAATCTTTTGGGCTTCAATAACTCGATCATAACGTCCATACCATCACGCCATATTTTTAATTGTTCTTCGTTCTGCTTGACCCCGATTGTGCTGATCGCAAGTGTAGCGCCCTCCGGCAATCCGTCAAAACAAAAAGAAAAGCTGTCCGAATACGCCCACGATACCGTGGGAATAACCGTATAGCCGTATCTCTGCATAATCTGACCAATTAAACGCGAGCGATACACGTTCCAAACTTGCATAGCGACCGGCATATCGATATATAAGCTAAAGTCTGGCGTGAGTACGCAATCGAACTCGCCTAACTTCTCGATGTAATATTCCGGCCGTTGCCATATCCTCTCGAACTGATAATCATCAAGAAAGAAATGAACTCCTGCGCCGTGGTCCGGTTTGTTCAAAACGTAATTAAAGCCTTGCAAGCGTTCCGGAACGTGATCCACTGGATCAAGAGCGGGCATTTCAAAACGCCCTTCAGTCTTTGCTGGATCGAATAAGTCCAGATTATATTGATTTATTGTTGTTTCTCTATGAAATTCTTTTTCTTCTTCCTCTTGCTCTTCTACTTCCAAGCTGAAATTTAAAATTTCATCTTCTGGCAAGTCAAAGCCAAAATCTACCATATCCACACTAAAGATCCCGTCCAGCTCGTCTCTTAACATTTCGATATCAAAGCCCGTATCCATGTTTAGCTTGTTATGTACCAAGATATAGGCTTTCTTTTGATCCTCTGATAAGTGAGACAAGCGAATAACTTCCGCTTCCGTGTACCCGAGCTGCTCGAGCGCTTGTAAGCGCCCGTGCCCCTCGATAATCACGTTATTTTCATCGACTGCGATCGGATCATTGTTTCCAAACTCTTGTATCGACTTTTTGATCTTGTCGATCTGCTCTTGTGGGTGCAATTTCGCGTTTCCCTCGTATTCTCTCAGATCGGCTATTTTGACTTTTTCGATTTGCATTTTAAACCACCAAAAAAACAGACTCCCCAGAAAGGAATAGGGAGAGTCTGAAAAGAAAAGTATAGATTATAGAAATCTCTGGCAAGGGGAAGAACTAAAAGAACCTTACCAAAAGCGGACGGGCGGAATCGAACCGCCGAAACGAAATAATTTTTAAAAAATATAAGGAGACCTCACAAACTGGGAAAGTTTTTTTTATGAAAAGTAAAACGTGCTGCTGTAACTGTTGGCTTGTCCTGTCGTCCGCAATGAAGATTGTCGTTTCCTTCAATCTTCCGATAATACAATTTTATCACCTTTTTTCGTGCACTTTTCCCAACTTTTAGCGACTTTTTAAGAAAAAACTTGTATATTTCTTTTCCAGCCCTTCAAAAAATGGTTTTATGATATGCCGATAGACTGAATTCTTTGACATAAAGAGCTCGAGTGCCACTCCTTCGACATTTTTCGATCGTGTCACGTATAGGGCCTTAATTGCCTCCCAATTTGAGGGAGCACACTCGCTTGTGTATTCTGTGATCGCTTCTGCGAGCGTATAGAGTCGAATCAATTCCGGATCGTTTTCTTTAAGGATCACGTTTTTTAAAGCCTCTGGCGTGTTACTTGCTGACTTGCTTTTTATAAACCAATTCTCGTCGAAATTTTGATAAGGGAAAGTGATCTCTTCGATTCGCTCTTTGATTTCTTTATCGAATGGATATCTTCGAAGCGCGTCGATCAGATATCCGTATCTTGTTTCAATTCGCAAGCTCCCCTCCTTTCTAGCCCTAACTGGGCTTTATGCTTCTTTTTCGTAAATGTCAAAGACTCCGACTTTCTGACTATTACGATAGGCCAGCGCCTCTTCTTTTGTCTTAAATTCAAATTCTTCGAACTTGGTTGAATGATTCACGTCCCATCGTGTACGTTTTAGGTATTTTCTAACGACATAAACTTTCACACTACCCCCCCACGCCGTTAATATCGGCGATCTCTTGTAATTCCTGTGCCATACGTGAATTATAATCATTATTCAGTTTATTAATAATCACGTCTTGCATTATGTTTTTTTCTTTTGCTTTCTCCAGCTCGTCCTTTTGCGTTAGGATCGTTTGTTGTAGCTCGCTGTTGCTCGTTTCAAGCGTCATGATCCGTGCGTTAAGATTGACGCATACCACGAAAAGAACGAAGAATACAAACGCGACATTTGCGCATATCATCTTTACATTATTCGTCATTCTTTATCCTTTCTAATATCCATAGTTGTTAGTTTACTCGCGTTCATCTTGCTGATATTTACATTTAGGTTTTTGTTGTTTTTCAACGTTGTTTTATCGTTGGTTTTTCTGCTTCTAAAAGCTATCACACTGGCCCATGCAAAACCGATCAGCCAAACTCCGCAAAGCATGAAAAAGATAAAATCTAGTAAGTTCATTCTCCCAACCCTTTTTCTTGTAATCTTTCAAAATACCTTAAAGCAAGCCAAACATCTGATAGAGTTGGTGTGCCTCGGAAAAAGCCATTCCATTCCATCGAATGAAAATTGAAACCACCTCCAAAATATTCAACACGAAAGTATGGTTCTTTTTGATCTTCATCTCGAAAGATTGTGTTTATTTGATCGGTATTTATTATACGTTCTTCTGAATTGTTTCTGAAAATAACAAACATCAATCTACCTCTTCAATTTTAAAATCAATTTTCGCAAAGTGTTTAGGATTGATAGTAATCAATCTTTCTTCTGGTTCGGATTGAAGCAATTGAAGATACTCTATATTTCCTCGCGCGTGCCATTCTAGCATTTTAGCAATTTGTCCAAAACTTTCTTTTACTTTGATAGTTTCGTCTACGTATGGATTTTGTAACCTAATTTCTATCATTCTTCCACCTCATCGTCATTGTTCGGAAATAATTCTTCGATTTTCTCCAAGGCGAATTTTTGTCCGTCTTCTCTGAATTTTATCCATTCTTCGGTCGATATTATCATTCCGCTACCTCCTCAATCGTAAAGAGCGGGTTTACAAACACATTCCCGAAGCCCCCTTTTTGAAGATTTTCTAACGTGTGATACAAGCGAACATCGTCTAGTCTTGTCTTATTGCCAAAATACCAGTAACGTTGTACGCTGTTCCATTTCAGATACTCCCAGCCGTCACCGATATTTTTTACTGTTACGATATATCGTTTTTCTTTTTCAATATGATAGCCATTCACCCAAGCGTCAGCGAAAACATTTTGCCGATTCTTTTCATCTTCACAAAACCAAAGATTCACTTCTTCTGGTGCATTTTCTAGCGCAAAATGTAAAGTCTTGTTTCGTCCTCTCACACAAGAGATCCAGTTTGCCACTGGCCGTGGAAGCGTGACTTTTTCTTTCGGTTCATCTAGTTGTCTGAGATCTTCCAAAACTCCATTAATTGAAATAAGAGTACAGCTAGTGTCCTCATAAATTTTTATCAACTCCTGTTTATTCATTCTTCCACCTCTTCTACTTCTACGAGTGGGCTTTCTAAGAGCCACCCAATCCCTTTTAGATTCAACTCGTCGATCGTAAACGACTGCTTAAATTTCAGCTTGTATCGTTTATCGTCCTCGAGCTCGATCATGTACGTTTTCGTTGTCTTGTTGAATCGCTTCGAGTTGCAAAGCAAGCTCCGCAAGGACTCGATCTTTCGGCCCGTTTGTTCCGCGATCTCTTCCATCGTGCCAAATGCGAGTAGCGTATCGTTTTTATAATACGCAAACGTGCGGACTTTCATTTCCGATCCCAAAAGCTCCACGTCTGAGATTCCGAAATAATCGCATATAGCCTCGATTCCTGTCCGATCGGGTACGCGATCGCCTCTTAACCAATAATCAATCGTATTATAGGACCAGCCCAGCTTTCTTGAAAGCTGTGTTTTTGTGACTCCTTTTTCGTCCATTAGACGCCTAAGGTTCTTTTTCAACGCCTCGCGCTGCTTCGGGTCATATTTCACATATTCCATCGCTCCCACCTTCGTTCTTTTTCAACCGACGAACCGTTATGTCGTATACTTGATCTCTGATCGGTATCGTATAGTTGATTGATTCTACTTTCTCGTCTTTTTCCACTTGTTCGACAAGTTTTGCGCATATAGACCCGAGCAATAATTGCACGTCAAAACGTTCGTACTTATTGCACTTATCACGATCACGTTCTATTTCTTTCAAAACCTCGAAATAAGATTTCTCTTTCATTGCGCCACCCCTTCCGCTTGTTTCTCGAGCCATTCAAACAAGAGCCCGAATTGCTTTACGACTAGTTCGTCGTCATGGTATTTTTTGCAGATTTCAGCGATCGCGTCCACGGTCCAAAACCAATAGCGCTCGGAACCGAATCCCAAAGTCTGGGCCACTTGGTTATTTCGTGCCATAAAGTCCGGGAGCTCGACGCTAAAGAAATGTATATAGTTCATCGTCCCACTCCTCCACTCTGACATAGATCCCCACGACCTCGGACCAAAACTTCTCAGCGATCTCGCTTGCGACCTGTGCGTCGTCTTTCCAAAAGCCGAGCTTGGTCATACAATCTTTAAATAGCTTTTGGAGATTGTCCGTATCTGGTTTGGTCGTCTTGTACTGGCCTATGCGTACTCCCTTAATCATCGGAAAGCACCATTTGACCGTGAGCCGAATCGGCCCTTTCAGTTTGTCTGGTGGTACATGACGCGCAAGTAAACTTTCAAATTTTGCTCGAGCGTTTTTCAGCTCCACTGGCTCGTAGAAAATCGGCTTGCCATTTCTGACATTTACTTTTTTCTGTTGGTGTGTCGTTGTCGGAATTTTTTCCATCGGCAAAAAGAATTCAATCATAGAAAATCCTTTCTATCAGTTTATTCTAATAATCCAAGAGCTCTATGTATTTTGCCTAAAATACTTGCATAAGATAAAGCAACTTCGATAGGTTCGTTTTGATGAATCAAAAAAATCTTAGCAGAATTTGCATTTATCTTTTCAACCATAATTATATGATTGACATTTATAAATTTTCCTTGCACTGAAATAAACATTTTTATTTTACCTTTCTTTTTTATTTTATTTTTCGCGCTTAGTCCATGGACCTTGTATATGACAGGGTGCGTTTTAAGCAACCCTGTCTATACAGGTATGGACATGATGGACGACAGGACATTATCTATATATATAATATATAGATGGCTGTCCGGGACACGACCACGTTTTTATGGTCTTGTCCTTTTTCTTTTATTGAATTTGAGTTCTTATCGAACCAATATTTTTTAGATGAATTTAATCTGCGAGTAACTGTTTTTACAGAAATTCCTAAATACTCAGCTACGTCCTCTTTTGAAGGCGGTTCGCCAAAATTCGCGTTTTCAACAGCTTCGTCGAACTCTATCAACTTCTGTTTTTTATCTTCCTTCGCATTCTTTTTGCGAGTTTCTTTAGCTTTCATCCACCCTGGTTTATCATCTTCTAATTTTATATCAGCGAGAACCCCTGAATCGTCCAAGAAATGCACGGGATAGCTAAACCACATATTGATAGGCTTGAACTTGGCAAACTCTCGAAGCGTTCCTTCCACGCGCCACGCTGTCGAAATTTCAATCGCTCGACGGGCTTCCTCGATCTTATCCGTCCAAGGCTTCCGATCGAGCACGTTTGGAATTGCTTTTTCGAAGTGTGTCCGCATAATCGCGGGGCTTTGGAGATCGTCGAGGCTTACTTCCTCTTGGTAATATCCAAGGTTGCACGTTTGCAAGGCTTCTTTATAAATCCGTGTCGCTGTATGATTGATCCGTTGAGTAAGTAACTCTTCCGTGACGTCCAATTCTACCAAGTCGATCAACGCGTCCGGATCCCGAGCGAATACGCCCGAACCACTGGCCCGGTCCATTGACTTCTTGCCCCCTTGAGCACCTTTTGAGTGATGGTGGCAATAGATCACCGAGCACCCGAGCTCTGTCGCTACTTTATCGAACTGATTCGTAAAGTGTGCCATCTGATCCGCGCTGTTTTCGTCTCCTGTCAGAACCTTATAGATAGGGTCAATAATGACGGCTATATAATTCTTTTTGAGCGATCGGCGGATCAATTTCGGAGCGAGCTTGTCCATAGGGACTGTCTTTCCGCGCAAGTTCCAGATATCGATATTTTGTAAATTGTTTGGCTGAAGCCCCATTGCTTCGTACACATCGCGGAATCTATGGAGACATGACGCGCGATCCAATTCAAGATTGACGTATAGGACCTTACCTTGCGTACACTTCCACTCGAGCCATTTCTTGCCCTCTGCAATTGCGATTGACATTTCGATCAAGCTGAATGACTTCCCGGCTTTTGACGGCCCAGCGATCAGCATTTTATGTCCTTGTCGAAGGACGCCTTCGATTAGCTCGGGCGCAAGCTCTGGAAGATTGTCCCAGCTATCGCCCAGCCCTTCCGGATCTGGAAGATCGTCGTTTAAGTCCTCGATATACTGATACCATTCTTCCCAATTATGTTTACCGATATTTGTATCAACAAGGAATTGTTTCTGGCCGTTTCGTTCGAATCCCGGCATACGTGACAAGCGCGACGGGTTGCGGTTTTGTGTGTCGACTGATATCCCGTTCTTTTGGCATATCTTATATAAGTAGTCAACGCGCTTTCTGTATTCTTCATAGTTGCCCGCGTCCACCTTCACGATCGCGTGTAAGGACTTGTTTCCACTATAGACAAGGGCCACGATTGGCAATTCAAGCTCTTTATAGATAGCATTTTGCTTTTCTACGCTCATGCTGTCCGATTCAACGAGCGCATAACGATAATCGGTTACGTTTTCGTTCTTGGCTCCTTTGCCGTCTAACGGATTGAATCGAATCCACGCACCCGCTTCCTTGTGATAGTCCCCGAGGACCGCTCCGATATCGCCGTTACACTTGGATAGTTGCTCGATCAGTTGTCCCGCTGTCCGGTCATACGCTCCCTTGGTCGGAAGCCATTTCTCTATTTCGCCCGTCTCATCGTTTACTTTTGGATATGACTCGGTAACATATCCGACATTCTCGGACGATTCAAACAAGGCCTCGAGGTATTTAATAATCTCTTGTACTGGGTTCCAGTTTGTAGGCTCATGAATCTCTTTCCCCTCGATCCAGCTCTTATCAATCAAGCGATAGTCCCGATCGATCGTATCGTTCCAATCGAGCTCATGAGCTCCCTCGCTATCGCTTGAGTATGGATTCACCCAGCCGTGATCTTTCGCGAGTTGTACGATTGTACCGCCTGTTACAATCGAGCCCGCTTCTTCGTTGAAGGTGTCCCATTTCTTAAAACATTCAAACTTACGGTACCGGGCTGGATCGCGTAAGGACCAATTATCCCAGTCGGAAGCTGTGTACCCCTCATGCTTTAAGGCGAAGCCGACGTTTATCCATTCTTGGTAAGATAAAATCGAGGGGTCTATATAGTCCAGTAATGGTAATAAGTCAAATTCTCGTTCCACTAGTCCCCTCCTTTCCATTTCTTGTACACTTTTGTAAAAATTTCTTTTACGAGTTCTTGTGGTATGTTTGAACGCTCATTATATGACGTCGAGAAATCTTGCCAAGTAACCTCTGGTTTATTCGCTTCGTTGTTAAGTTGTAAATCTAGGTTACTGGCAAATTTCGTCGGTTTTTGAATCGGGTAGCCGTAATTGTTATAACGAGTCGGATTCTTAAACGGTAATTCAAAGCCTATGACTTCTTCAATATATCGCCATATTCTCCCACTAGCTGGATTTTCGATGATAAAAAACTCCGGCTCGTATCGTTTAATAATCTCGATCGTGTTAAATACACATAACTCCCCATTGACTCTCTTCATAAATTGTCGATCGTACTTGTAATTGTTGTACGCTTGCTCATAATCGCTATTGCTTCGGATCGTGAACGGGCTCGGCTCCCTTTGTGGTTCAAAAAGACTGTCTGATAGATCCTCTTTTTTCCAGCAAGCGTTACCGTTAGGAATTGCGCTCGCATTGCTCCAACTCTCGCAAGGCGGACTTGCGATAATTAAATCGGGTCTTGGTAGCCTATCAAGTGTATCGAATAAGGTATTATCTCCAAACAATCGACTATAATCAGCAAGATTTAGATTAATAAAATGACTATTTTTATGCTCAATATCTATCCCTATCGGGTGTATTTCAATATCACACAAACCCTTATCGTTTAGATCCTTGACGCCTTTTGTATAACTCCCATTCCCACTATCAAAAAGGGCCCATACGATCATTTTTTTCAATTAGTTCTCCTTTTTGGCCATTCCAACGACTCCGAGGCTCAATCCTAAAAGTCCGATAAGGCTGATCGTGATTCCGAAATCTGATCCCGTATTAGGGAGTGTAGCTGGTGCGCTGTACGCTTCGACTTCTTCAGATTCGTTTCGCGTGATTTCCGCGTGATTTTCCGCGCGATTAGTAATTTTTACTTCTTCGGTTTTTGGTGTTCCTTTTGGCGCTGGTGTGTTTGGCTTATCTTGTTTTGGTTGTGGTTTTGGTTCATCGCGTTTTGGATCTGGAATATCGATCACTAGTTCTGGTTTATCTAAAACCGGCGCGTCCGGAGGTGTCACCCCGCCTTCCCACTCGGGCTTGTCAAGCTGTGGTGCGTCAAACGGTGTTGTACCGCCTTTCCATTCCGGTTTTTCAAGGACCGGAGCCGGAGGCATAAGTGGGATATCGTTTAAATCGATTGAAGGTTTTTCGTATTTCGGAGCGTCATTAGGGATTTCCCAAACTGGCTTGTTTTCTCCAGACGCGTCGCCCTTACCTCCGACAAGCTGAACGTAGCTATAAGAAACGGCGCCCGAATCTTCGGCTTTAAGTTCAACTTTATTTGTTGGGTTTACGCTATCTTTAACCGCGCTTGTTAGTTTGGTCTTATAGTTTAAATAGATCATACGATCAAGACGATCCATCTTGATCTCGAAGCCGTGATCTGACTTACTAATTGACTTAACAAGATCCATTGCGGACCCCTTGTCGATCCACGGATCCACGCTCTCAATATTCTTGATTTCAAAATAATCATCGACTAGCTTTTGATTTTCGCTCATTTCATCGATGATTTTGACGTAGTTTAGGACTTTTCGCGCATAATTCACGCGCACGGTCCAATTAATAACAGTTGGGTCATTTTCATCTTGTGAACCCCACTTAGAAAGGAGCTCATCTTTTCCAATCACTTGTTCTTTGCCGATTTGAGCCGTTACGACTGTGCCGTTAAAGTTTGCGCTTACGGGTTGCCCGCTTTGTACTTTATCAGTCCATTTTGCGTCCATTTTGAGGCTCATTTGCTTGTTTAGGGGGTGGTTTTTGAAATAGTCGTTGAAAACTGTCGTAACAGTCCCGGCTGTGCTGTCCGCGGTAGCTTGACCGACGACCGCATTTTCTGGGTTGTGTACGTCAAACGTGAAAGTTGTTTGAAAAGCTACTTCTTCTGGAAGCGTGAACGTCACTTTGTCCCCTTCGTTGATCTCGAGATCATCTGGGAAGTGTACGTTCTTATATTCCACGCTGAAGGGTTGATACTTCCCTGTACCGTTTGACTGATCGACAACGACTTCCGGGTTCTTGACTTCGATCACATTCCCGCTCTTTTCAAAAGTTGTTGGAAGTCCTTCTCGTTCGTTATTCTTAGCTTCAGCGCTTCCTGCTCCCGCGTCATTGCTAGAATTTGTTGGTTGATCTGCTTCCGTTGCTGGAATAGCTGATTCAGTTCCGCTTGCTTCTCCGCTTTGGTTTGTTGCAATTGTTGTTGTCTCTGGCGTGATTCCTCGATCAGACTCATCGGCATTTACTCCCTTGATCCCTAGTGTAGCTGTTGCAATAGTCGCGACTGTCAAAAGTGTTAATTTGTTAGTTTTCATTGTGTTTCTCCTTATTTTTTAATCTGGTACATATTCGCTTGCTCTGATTCCGGACGGGATTCTCCACCCGTTAGCAGCGATACGGTCAATCATATTTCTTGCGCTTTCAAAGTTCCACATTCCGACGTTCCGGAAGCCTCGACTCTCAAGAAAACGAATTTGCTTCGGTGTCGAAAGCCCTTCATTCCGTCGCTTATTCAAGCGATCAAGTAAAAGATTTGCTTTCCCAGCGTTACCCACTTCGTCGGTGAAAATACCGTACTTCTCGAGGGCTTTGAGTTGTTTTTCAGACGGCGGGGCCATTTCCCACCCGAAGTTAGGAACATAGTTCGAAAGATCTTCCGCATGGATAGACATTTCGAATTGCAACGGATCGACGAGTTTCCGCTTGCGTTTCCGCATTTCTGCGAGTTGTTTCGCAAGGGCTTCTTCACGTTCTGCGACAACGTCTTCAGCGCTCTTGACTTCCATTTGCTCAAGGTCAATCACGACGCCCGTCTCTTCTTCCATATTCTCGACCATCTTCTTTGCGACTTCCGGACTCTCACATATCAAGTGAGCCGGCCGGCATAGCTCATGCCGTTCCGTGTGCCATAAGAAATCGAGAAGAAGAAGCTCTTCTTTTCCGGGGAATAGACGCGTCCCACGTCCAACCATCTGCGAATAAAGCGCGCGGACTTTCGTCGGTCTTAATACGACCACGCAATCAACCGATGGACAATCCCACCCTTCCGTGAGTAACATAGAATTGCATAGGACGTTATACCGGCCACGCTCAAAGTCTTCGAGCACTTCCGCCCGATCTTTCGATTCGCCGTTTACTTCGGCTGCTTTAAATCCTCGATCGTTTAAGATATCGCGGAATTTTTGGCTTGTCTTCACAAGTGGAAGAAAGACGACTGTTTTCCGATCCTTGCAATACTTGGCCATTTCGTCCGCGATCTGTACGAGATAGGGATCGAGTGCCGTTCCGACGTCGCTTGCCTTAAAATCACCCGCGGACATTGCCACACTCGAAAGATCGAGATCGAGCGGAATCGTCAAAGCCTTAATCTTGGATAGATAGCCTTCTTTGATCGCTTGTACGAGCGAATACTCATAAGCCAAACTGTCAAAGTACGATCCGAGGTTCTTCATATCACCTCTGTCTGGGGTCGCTGTAACCCCGAGGACTTCCGAGTCTTTAAAATAGCCCAGTACTTTTTGATACCCGTCAGATATAGCGTGGTGCGCCTCATCGACAACGATCACGTCGAACCAATCGGGCGGGAATTGACTTAAACGCTTTTCCCGTTGCATGGTCTGGACAGATCCAACAACGACCCGATACCAAGAGCCTATTGACGTGCTTTCAGCCTTTTCTAGTGCCGTACCGAGGCCTGTTGCGGTCTTGAGCTTGTCGCTTGCTTGATCCAACAATTCGGATCTGTGAGCGAGCACTAACACGCGCTTCCCTTCTCTAACTTGATCTTCAATGATCTTTGAAAAGACGACCGTTTTCCCCGTTCCAGTCGGGAGGACTAGAAGAGTACGTTTCCGACCTTCTAGCCACTCACGCTGAACGGCTTCCCGTGCCTCTTGCTGATAGGGTCTTAACTCCATACTTTAGAACCTCCTAATTAGAACGGCCCTCCTGTGAAGCCTCCCTGTGTTTGCGCTGGTTGTTGTGGTTGTTGGTATTGTGGCGCTGGTTGTTGGTACGCTGGGGCTTGTTGTCCCGGTTGTGCGTTTAATACTTTTGTATAGTCCACGTCTTCGGCATAGATCATGCCTTTTACTTCGTTGTACTTGTTCCCGTTGTATTCGCGAGATCCAACCTTACACACTCCTACTTTTCCGATGATCGCGTTCCAATCCATACGAAGCGGTTCGCCTTTACGTTTTTGCCCAATAGCTCCAAAGAACGCGGATAACATTCCCTCGGTTGAACTATGTAAGAAGAGATTGTGACGGAGTTCTGTTTCGCCTTCATTCGCTACGATAGTAAGGTGTACTGTCGCTTTCGGACAAGCTGGGAGCTTACCGGGATTTTGCGGGTTCGGTGTGTGACGTCCGCGCTCGTATTCCTTAACCGTGAACCAGTATAGGCCATCTGGTAGAAATACGAATTCTGAATCCTTTTGAATTGTGTCGTCCCAGCCGAATTCGCGATCAAAGTTGTTGTTAAATTGTTGTTGTGTCATGATGAAATTTCTCCTTTATTCTTATAAATTGTTAGTGTTAAATGGTAAGTCTGGATCTTTCCGTACTTGGTTTTGAATGACGTCCAGTGTAGCGTCCCAATTCGCCACGATCATATCCCAATAATTGTTCGGAAAGTTCTCGATCGGCGTTCCCATCGGGAAGTGTCCGCGGATATATGCCACGTCTTGCAATTCGCTTTCTGTCACGTTGTGCGGTGTCATTAAGTCGATCAATGTTTGAGGTAAGAGTCCAGCTTGTGGAGCTCGTCCCATTTCTTGAGCCACCTCTTGGGCGGCCTCTTGCAATTGCTCGTTAATGTTTTGTTTTTGTGGCTCTGGTGCCGGTTGGGGCTCTGGTTGTGGTGCGTTGAAGATATGGGCCACGCTTTCAAACGTAAACGGTAGCTGATCTGGTAAGCCGTGACGGTTTTTCGCGTCCCACGCGGGGCGGTGGTTCGTGTACATGACACGTTCGCCCCCTTGGGCTTTCTTTTTGCCCGTGTCGGTGGTCATGACGATTGTCTTATAATTCGCAAAAAGAACCATATCAGCCCATTCTTTGACCAGTGGGGCCGTCTTTGAGCTGGTCTTTTGTCCGAGCTTCAATTCATAGCGATCGTATGATCCCATTTCGTCCGGTTGCTCGAATTTTTTGATTTGTGCGTGAGCTGTCAAAATGACATTGATCCCGTTGTCCACAAGCTCACTCAAGCTATTTAATAGGCGCCCGATCTCTTCTTGAACATATGTATAGCCCTTGCCCCAGCCGAAATCTTCAATCCCATTCTTTTGGTGCTGTGAGCATACATAATCGACCGCGAGTTGTTCGGCCCAGTCGATTGTATCAATGACTAGCGTTTTGCAAGCGTCTGGATTCGCTTTAATAAACGCGATCTCATTCTTGAGCATTGCCCAGCTTGTGGGCTTATCCATACGGGCCACGTCCATATTGTCCGTTGATCCTTCTGTATCGATAAAAACCGGATCCGGGAATTGACTCGCAAAGCTGGACTTTCCGATCCCTTCCGGGCCATAAATCACGACTTTCTGCGCCCGTGCCTTCCTTCCTCTTGTAATTTGCATTTTTTAGTCCTCCTCGTCGTTATCTGCTAAAAGGCCACGAAGAAAGTTCTCAAAGTGTTTGCGTTTTGCTTCTTCAATCTTTTCGGTCAGATCTTCGGGCTCTTTACCGTCGAGCGTTTTGAGTTCATACGTTGCGGTAACTTCGAGCAGTTCGCCTTCGAACGCTTCGGCGACTTTATACATACGATCACCCTGCTTTTCAATAGATTCTACGCTATTGTTTGCAGCGTCTCGCAAGTCATCGGTCCACTTTGAACTATAGGCCAAAGCTCGATTATTGTTTTCATACTCCTGTAAGAAATGTCCATTTTCTTTGTTACGAATAACGATAAATTTTTCTGTTTTTTTCATGATTTTTCCTTCTTTCTTTTAAAAGCCACCTTGCCATGCTGTAGGTGTTTGATATGTTTCCGGTGCGATACTGTACCCGTCTTCTATGATGACGGAGCACTCTCCGCCTGTGGAAACACGCGTCGCGATAGCTTGCAAGCCTTCTTGTTCGAGCCATGCCCCAAATTCCGCAAGGGTGATCTGGTCCATCTGCTCGAGTTTGTCAATTAGGACGAAGCCACAATCTGGCTTGAGCTTGCGAACGATAGCCGTCGCGACTTGTAATTGTTGACTTCCAGACATATTGTCCCAGCGTTGACCGAGGTATAATAGTTCGCCATCGTCCACCGATAAGCCGGGGAGCGGTAAGTCTGCATTAGTGAGCAAGTCCGTTTTTTGCTTACGAATACCATCGATCACAAGATCCAATTCGCGGTATTGTTCGCGGTAAACTTTCGCGTCTTCTTCGGCCTTGTCTTTGTCAAGATTTGCTCGGACTTTTAAGTTGATCTGCTCAATATTCGCGATACTGTCTTCGATCTCTTGCGTTGATTCGTCGATAAGATCTTGCGTATCCTTGCGAGCAATATCCAAGTCTTGCGCTAGTCCTTGCTCTTTCTCTCGAGCTTCTTCTAGCTCTTTTTCCAAACGCTGTACGTTTGCAAGGGCGAAATTATAATCGCTTTCGATTTTCGCGAGATTCTGACGTTTGCGAGCATTTTCGCCATTCCGTCCAAGGATCTCTTGTTGTTGTTGGATCAATTCAGCGATTGAAACAAGCTCTTTCGGCGCGTCCGGATAATACGGCTGTTCCTTGGCAAACTTTTCTTTCTGGTCTGCTACGACGCCGATCGCGTGTCGTTCTTGGTACTTAGTCTTCTCTTCCATTTCAAGCTGGACGAGCTGATCTCCGACCCCGATAATCTGCAAGAGCGTTGTAGCCTTCTCCTTGTTCGTCATCTCCATAAACTTTGGAAGATCAAGAGCGAGCTCTTCGACGAAGCTATCAAGCAATTTCTGGCCGGCCTTGTTCCCACTTGGATCAATAACTTTCAGATCGCTATTTTTGCCCTTACGTTCGACAACAAGGCCATTTGACAGCGTGATTTTAAGACTTGGGGGAATTGTTGACCCCTCGCGCTGTGGTTGCGAAGGCTTGTACTTATTGCCACCCAAGGCCCAAGCTATCGCGTCTAATACGCTTGTTTTGCCTTGGTTATTGTTTCCCCCGACTATTGTCAGTCCTTTCGCTGACGGCTCGATCTTGACCGCTTTAACGCGTTTCACGTTTTCGATCTCGAGCTTATTGATTGTTACCATTTCTTAACTCTCCTTTCAGACGAGCGAGCTCGTCGAGCAGCCGTTCTTCCCGCTCAAGCGTGGCTTTCAAAATTTCGGTTTGCTGCAGATTGATAAACCACAAGCGATTGAGCGCTTTTGATTGTTGCTCAATTTTTCGGGCTTTCTTACCAAACATGGAACGGAACCTCCGGCGATTCAGTGTATAGCTTCATAGCTTTTCGACGGCTTGCGAGTTCGTCTTCGTATTGCTCGATGACTTGTGCATTGTGCTCTGGAAGCCCTTCTTCGATAGCTTTGAGTGTTTCGGTTTTTGCGATCTTCATTCGTTTCTTGTGGTCTTTCCACGATACGATAAGGCCAGCGATAAAGCACACGCCCCCGATTGCAACTGTTCCGGCAACTTGCCCAGAAATAATAATTTGATTCATTTTAAATACTCCTTTTCTTTTTCTAAAATTTCGTAAACGTCTGCGACATCATACATTTTCTTTTTTCCTTGTTTACGAAATGCAAGTCCTCGACGTTCTAGCTTTTTAATATAGCCATGATCGAAGCCAAATTTCTTCATTAAGGCTTTTTGATCGAGTGGCATTTGTTTTTCTTCTATTTCTTTCTTTACCTCGTCTCTCACGATATCCACGATCGATCTGAGATAGACTTTCGCGATCTCGTCTGAGATCAAGGGTGGCAAGTATAGCTCCTCCATTTCTTCGTTCCTCCAATTGTGCGGGCAAGCACTTTCTGATATAATTAAGGTAGATATTTTTTTCAAGCGCTCGAACGTTCTCGCTCGGGTGCTTTTTCGTGTCCTCTTGTTCTCTTTAGTGAACGCTCTCGGTAAAAAAAATACCGATCTCATCTTTTGAGAATCCGAGGATTGTCGCGACTTTTATCAATTCGTCAGCGTCGAATGATACTAGTCCATTTTCACGTTTAGCGTATCGAGCGCGATCAGACCAACCAAGGGCCTTGGCCATGTCGTCTTGTGTGAGTCCTTTCGCGACTCGCTCCGCTTTGATTCGTAAATGATTTACGGTCATATAATGGACCTCCTTCCGTTCATTTTTATTCGTTCTCTTTCGGGAACAATCTTAGTATAAACTAACCGTTCTCTTTTGTCAACACTTTTTTCAAAAAAAAATACATTTTTTATTTTTTTAGTATTATTTGTACTTTTTCGGGAACGGTGATATAATAGAAACGTGAATAAAAAGGAGTGAATAAACCATGAGGACAAACGACGAAATAATAGAATTAATAAAGGAATTGAGCGCCGAAAAGAATATTTCTTTGAGTGAACTTGCAAGAAAAACGAATATGGCAAAGTCGGGGATCTCTCGCTATTTTAATAAGACGCGTACTTTTCCATTAAATCGGGCGGACGCTTTCGCGACGGCTCTCGGAGTAACCCCGGAATTTTTGCTCGGAGTTAAATCCGTAAAGAAAGAGCCGGATTTTTCTGACTTGGATCTCCGAAAAATGGCCGAAAATGCGAAGACTTTCGACGGAAAACCACTCAATGAAGAAGATATCGTCGCTATACAAAATATTATTGAAGGATATCTAAAAGGAAGACTATGAGACTAGAAGATATTTGTCACGAAGCGGGCGTCACGCTCGCTTACTTTGACAATGAACTGTGGCCACGGCCCGGAATGATCTTATCTGATATGAAGATCATTTTCGTTAATAAATCACTAACTATTGAGGCCCAGAAACGGGTCATATTGCACGAGCTGGGCCATTTAGAGCACACGACGGCCGAATATACCATAAACCCGATCAAGTGCGAGAATGAGGCCAATAGGGCCATGATACACGCCTTATTAAAGGAAGAGCTAGAAGCCGGGGACGCGAGCGAGTTTAATTATGTACATTTCATGGAGCGCCACAAGCTCAAAACGACGGCCGATGAATTAATGGTAATAGATGAATACTATCGATTAGTGGGATAGTAAAAGGAGAAACGTTATGGACTTTGACAAATTTAAGAATTTCGCAAAAAAAGCGACTGAAAAAACAGTAGACGGAATTTCTTCGATAAACGAAATGAGGAAAAATGCTGCTCAAGAAACAAAAATTTCAATCGGAACGACAACAATTCGGAAAACGATCGACGGCCTATATTATATTGGATTCTATTCAGACACTCCGGAGCTGTTTGAGTTCGAAAATTTTCAATTTGAAGGCTCTACGATTATAGAGCGCACAAAAACGACCGGGACAACCAAACAGAAAGGGAAAAAAGGGAGCGCCCTTTTAGGCGCTGGAATCGGTTCGGCGTTTGGACCAGTCGGTACAATTGTAGGTGGCGTGATCGGTGCGTCTGGAAAACGAAAAGGCAAAGTGAGCACGGACACTATCACCACTCAAGAAGAAAAGCCCGGACTTGCTAAATTGTACTTGCGGAATATCGAGACAAACGAAGTCAAGACAATTAAAGCCAAGATCACCAATGCGCAAGCAGATAATATTAAACTGTTTTTCGAATAAACAAAAAAGCCCCGAGGCAAGCCACGGGGAAAACATGATATAAGTTAAGTATAGCAAAATCATTTCGTTCTTTCAATTGTGCGGGCAAGCCAAAACGGAGGAAAGACATGATAAAAAAATATACAACCAAACACGGAGAGATCCGTTACTTATTTCAGACCTATCTGGGAATTGATCCCACAACTGGAAAAGAACGGCGAACCACGCGCCGGGGCTTTAAGACCATGAAAGAAGCTAAACAAGCCGAAAGAAATTTGCTTCTTGACGTGGAAGAGAACGGGCTTCCATCGAATCAATCGGACGGATTCCAAAATCCAACGTTTGAAGAAATAGCTTATCTATGGTTAGAAAGTTATAAAACGACGGTCAAAGCAAGCACTTTTGGTCTGACTGAAAACAAATTAAAACAACTAATCAAGGACCATTTCGAAGGAATGAAGATCAAAAAGATCTCTGTCCCATATTGTCAAAAAGTTGTTATAGCATTGAGCGAAAAATATATCCTATACACTCACTATTTGTCAGTTATTGAGCGTATTTTTAAGTACGCTGTCTTGATCGATATTGTCCCGGCAAATCCTTTTGATAAGGTTATCAGACCTAAAAGCAAACCTGTTTCAAAACGTGACAATTATCTGTCCAAGGAAGAATTGAATGATTTTCTTGAACTCGCTAAAAACGCGTCTTTGACTTACTTTTGGCCGTTGGTCCATCTATTGAGTTACACTGGACTAAGGGAAGGCGAAGCGCTCGCGCTCAAGTGGTCGGATATTGATCTTGAAAATAAACGAATCTCAATCGCGAAAACCGTTGCGCGAATTCACGGGAAACAGATTATACAATCGCCCAAAACTAAAACGAGTATTCGGACAGTCTTAATCGATAACATGACTCTGTCCATTTTGAAGAAGTGGAAAAAAGATCAAATTAAGATTTACTTTAAAAACGGGAAACATTTTGAAGGCGACGATAATTTCGTTTTTACAAACGAATCAGCTGATTGGGTGCAAACTCAAAACTTCACCCGTTATTTTAAAAGGTTCATACAAGATCACGGTCTGAAGGCAATCACGCCTCACGGGCTCCGACATACTCACGCAAGCCTTTTGTTTGCAGCAAAAGTTGACCCGAAAAGTATTTCTGATCGCTTGGGCCATAGCTCAGTAAAGATCACGCTTGATCTCTATACACATATAGCAGACGAACAACGAACGGACGCGATCGATAAACTTATTGAATACATGATCGTATAGCCTCGTATTCGATATCGTATTCACTCGTCGGATAGACCCCAGAAATACGCTGGTATCAAGGGCTTTGGAGGGGTCTGACGTTATTCTACCACAATTCTAGAAAGGCGGATTGAAAAAATGGGAAAATTTTCAAGTTTTTTCAAAAAGAAAAGAGGCAGTGCCTCTTTTAACTACTCAAGAAAGAAGAGTCTCAATCTCTTCCAGCGACAAACCCGTCATCTCCGATATAAGATCAGGCGTCATTCCTCGTGAGACCATCTCGCATACCAACTGTTTACGACCTTGTTCCAAGCCTTTTTCTAAACCTTGTTCCAGACCTTGTACTAGGCCTTCTTCACGCGCTTCGTCTATAGCCGTCTCCAGGGTCATATCATAATTTTCTTGAATACGAATACGCTCGTCTATCATGGTCTTCTCCTCCTTGGTCCAGCTAGATGAATCCAGTAATGAATCTGCGTGGGCGACGACCTGACTGGGAGCTTTTGTGAAGGGAAGATTCCCAAAAAACTCCAGCCACTGTCTGCCTGCATCTGTCAGGTTCTCATCTTTATTATACTTGTCTAGCTCTAAAAAGGCAACCTGCAAAAGATTTTGATGCTTGCCATTCTTATAATAAGCCTTGAGTTGCTTGCCGGACCTGCTATTAGTCAGCCAGTATTTATTGATGGCGGCCTCTTCGTCCAGTAAGAGCGACTTCTCCAAAATCGCAATCCCGTAGACGGGCTCCATCTGCTCGTACATCTTATGTGTCTGACCTTGCTGGCGCAATTTTTGCACATTTTCCACCAGTTGATTGGCCAAATAGTAATGGAACCGATTCAAGAAATACTGCTGCTTGCGAATCTGGATCTCGATGATCACCTCGGTCCCGTCATGGAGCTTGGCTCTCACATCCACCGCAGTGGAGAACAAGTCATCCTCCTCATAGGCCATGCTGTGGGGCTGGCCTCCTTCCACAATCTGAGCATCTGCCACATCTAGCTCCAAAATATCTCGAATAAATGCTGCCGTCACCTCCGGTAAACTAAAAATCTTCTTGGCCATGATGTCCAAGGTCGGCGATACATGCGCGTGTCTCTTTTGCATCCCTGCTCCTTTTCGATAAAAAATAGAGGGAAGGTCCCTCTACTTCTATAATTCGAAAAAAATTTGGGAAATAGCGAATAAAGTACCCTTTACCTAATCCCTATCTTCTCACACCCTAGCCCTTAAACTCTTGGACAAATTTCTTGAGTTCGGCATCTGCTTCTGGAGTCGTTCCATGAAGCTGGCTGAGCATGTCTAGAAGAGAAGCTGTCTGGGTTTCAATCGTCGCATTGGTTTGGTTAATCTTAGCCACGATCTCTGTCAGTGGCTCTACTTCTTCTTCCTCAAAGGTGTTCACATAGCGTGGGATATTGAGGTTGTAGTCATTCTCGACGATCTCCTCAAAGCTAGCCAGATGGGCAAACTTATCCATATCCTCTCTGCTCTTATAGGCCTGGAGGATCTTCTCGATATGGGCATCCGTCATGATATTCTGGTTTTTGCCCTTGTCAAATTCCTTAGAAGCATCGATAAAGTAAACGTCCCGATTGGTGCGGTTCTTCTTGAGAATGATGACTGTCGTTGGGATGCTAGTATTGAAGAAGATATTGGCAGGAAGACCGATCACGGTATCAATAGCCCCTTCTTCCAGCAAGGCCTTGCGAATGGTTCCTTCAGCATTACCTCGGAAAAGGACCCCGTGAGGAAGGACGATGGCCATGACCCCCTTGTCCTGCTTGAGGTGGTAATAACCGTGCAAGAGAAAGGCGAAGTCTGCCTTGGATTGAGGCGCGAGCTTGCCAAATGGGGAGAAACGAGGATCTTGGAGGAAGCCCGAGCTTGCAGACCACTTGGCTGAGTAAGGTGGGTTCATGAGGACCCCATCAAAGTTGGTCGGCTCTTGGGTCGGCCAGTCTTCGTCCAGCGTATCGGCATTGTGCAAGAACTGGTTTTCCACCGGAACCCCGTGTAGGATCATGTTCATCCGAGCCAGGTTATAGGTAGAGGTATTGAGCTCCTGACCAAAGTACTGGACGGTTTGAGGCTGGTGAGAATACTTCTTGGCATTGAGCAAGAGGGAGCCCGATCCCATGGTGGCATCGTAGAGGGTAAAGCCCTGCTCGTCTTCACGCCCTAAAAAGGCAATCTGGGTCATGAGCTTGGCTACAGGTTGAGGCGTATAGAACTCTCCTGCCTTCTTACCCGAGTCGGTCGCAAACTGACCAATCAAGTACTCGTAAGCATCCCCAAGCATATCACCCGCATGACCTGCCACATCCAGCACTGCTAGCTCTTTCATGACTGCAGCCACTAGCTGGTTTTGCTTTTGAGGTGTCGCCCCTAGCTTCTTGGAGTAGAGATCAATATCCTCAAATAGATTTTCATAGAGGTCGTCACTTTGCTCGATGTCTCGGAAGCCCTGAGCCAGATCTTCCAGCTGGAAGGTTCCTTCATTGACCCGATCCACCAAGGCTGTAAAGGTCAAGTCTGGCTTGATGACATAGTTGAGCTCATCAGTGATGACGGAGATCAAGTCCTCTTGAGAGTCTGGATCCTCATAGTAGGATCGGTAAAGCGCCAAGGCTTCATCCAGACTCTCTGTCTCCTCCTCCATGGTCTCCGCCACGAAGAAGAGCAACTTATCGGAGAGATACTTGTAAAAGATCATCCCCAAAAGGTAAGACTTGTAGTCATTGGCATCCATCTTAGAGCGGAGCACATCCGCTGAGTTCCACAGGGCTTGGTAGAGCGACTGGGAGGTTTGTGTTGTTTCCATAGTAATTCTTTCTGATTTCTTTTAGACCTTTTCTTGTTCCAGTGGGACGACGGCGAGGGTCTTGCCCAGACTAGCTAAGACTTTCAAGACCGTGTCCAATTGTGGACTGGTCTTGCCTGTCTCCATCCGAGCGATGACCGGTTGACTGACCCCACTGAGTTCTTCTAGTTTCTTTTGGCTAATGCCTTTTTCATGCCGAGCCTCGATCAGCTCTGTCATAATCGCGACCCGCAGATCACTTTCCAGGATTTCTTCCTTGGTGAAGAGCTCTGCTCTCACATCTTTCCAATTGCTGCCGATGGCACTATTCTTCATCTCTTAGCCCTCTTTCCTTCAAATCTTGCAACTCCCGCTTGGCTTTCTCGATCTCTCGTCTAGGTGTCTTTTGCGTCTTTTTGACAAAATGATGCAGTAAGACAAAGCTCCCATCCAGCCAAGCCACGAATAAAATCCGATCCCGCAAGGGTCTCAACTCCCAGATCTCCGCATCTAGATGCTTGATGTAGGGTTGGCCAGCACGTGTTCCCTGCTGGCTCAAAAGTTCGATGTAGTCGTTGAGCTTGTTGAGTTTGATCCGGCTGTCCTTATTATCGCGACGAGCTAGCTCCCTCATGTAGTCCAGGACCGGTTGATTCCCCTGTTTGTCCTTATAAAAATAAATAGCGTGCAC